AGACATGAAATCAGATTCATGGCTCAGTAAAAACACAAGGCCGATGGCTTTAATCTTTTTGACTTTATCTCTTATAGTTTTTATCTTATTAGATGGGTTTACTACTTCATTCGGCATAGACAGCGAATGGATTAACCTGTTGAAATCATTATTAATAACTGTCTACGTAGCGTATTTTGGCTCAAGAGGAGTTGAAAAGTTTAAAACAATAAGTAACAATTAAATTAAATTAAGATGAGTGAATCTAAACAAATGATTACCGAAGACCAATTAAAAAAAATTCAAGAATTTCAAAAGGACTTAAACAAGCACCTAAATGAAGTTGGATTTTTAGAAGCCCAAAAAACCGCAGTATTGGGCAAGTTCCAAGAAATCAATAAGGAAACTGAAGCTTTCAAAAAGGAACTTGAAGATGAATATGGATCAATCAACATTAACTTGGAAGATGGATCGTTCTCACCTATTGAAAAGGAAGAAGATAAGAAATAATGTCCTCTATAATTAGAAAGATAAGTATTGGTTCTGATTACAAAACTGATGCTATGCACTACTCGATAGGGCAGTCAGTATATGGTGGTCACACAATATCACATATACTTTCTGATAAAGAAGACAATTCTTATAATATATTCATTAAGAAACAAGACGAAGTATTGCCGTGGAAGAAGTTTAATTCTAACATGGCAATATCAGTTGAGTATGACTTAGAATATTAGTGAAAAGTTTATTTGATTTTATCGTTGAGCCTGTTGGCCAGCGATACTCTAATAAAGTAAAAGTAGGTGACAAAAGCCTTATAATTAACACACAATTGGAAACATTTAAGTCTGTTAATAATATAGCTAAAGTTATTGAAATACCACTGTCTCATAAAACACCAATTAAAGTAGGTGATTTAGTTATGATCCATCACAATGTATTTAGAAGATGGTACAATATGAGAGGAGAGGAAAAAAACAGTAAGTCTTATTTTAAAGACAATAAATATTTTGTTCAATTAGATCAAGTATATTTATATAAAAAAGAAGACAAATGGAAAGCTTTTAACAACAGATGTTTTATAGCTCCATTAAAAGATACTGATGAGATACACAACTGGCAAGAGCAAAACCTTATTGGCATATTAAAATATGGTAATAGCTTCTTAGAAGCGCTAGGAATCAATGAAGGACAGCTTGTGGGTTATAAACCAGGTGGTGAATATGACTTTGTCGTTGATGGCAAAAGGTTATATTGTATGAAATCTAATGATATTGTTATAAAGTATGAACGTCAAGGAAACGAAGTTGAGCATAATCCTAGCTGGGCACAAAGCAGTTGAGGAGTTAATCAAAGTTGCTAAAGAAGCTATCGTTGATTCAGGAGACGATATTACAGCAGATAGATTAAAGAACGCAGCAGCTACAAAAAAGCTAGCTATATTTGATGCATTTGAAATTCTTAACAGAATTCAAGATGAAGAGAATATGTTAAATGATGTACCAAAAGAAGAGGTTATAGAAAAAACTTTTTCTGGGTTTGCAGAAAAGCGATCTAAATAATGTATCAACAAACATTATATAAAATAATTGAACCCATTAAGCCTCATGTAATTAAGAGGTTAAACAAATCTAAAAAATGGGAATACGGCTATAATAAAGAACATGACATTATAGTAATAAGCAGAACAGGACAAATCGGCGAAATATACGAAATCCAAAACTTAGTTATTGCTTTACCGCTCGAGGATAATCCATACAAAAGATCTGGTAAAAAAGAAGATCAATACTGGGAAAAATTCCAACCAAGAAAAGAATTAAAAAATATTAAAACAATATTTGACTGGAAAGCATATCCTGCTAACTTTAAAGAAAAGCTTCATGATTATATTGACGAAGAGTTTAAGAGAAGAGACGAAGGTTTCTGGTTTTATAACAAAGGTGTTTCTACCTATATTACTGGTACTCACTACATGTATTTGCAATGGTCAAAGATTGATGTTGGGCAAGCAGATTTTAGGGAAGCAAACAGATTATTCTTTATATTCTGGGAAGCTTGTAAATCCGATACACGATCATACGGGATGTGTTATCTTAAAAACAGAAGAAGTGGATTTTCTTTTATGGCATCAGGCGAGACTGTTAACTTGGCCACAATATCTAGTGATGCTAGATACGGTGTCTTATCAAAGTCAGGCGCAGATGCTAAGAAAATGTTTACAGACAAGATTGTTCCAATTTCAGTTAACTACCCTTTTTTCTTTAAACCTATCCAAGATGGTATGGATAGACCAAAAACAGAACTTGCATACAGAGTTCCTGCTTCAAGATTCACTAGAAAAAAACTTGATAGTAATCAACAAATGGAGGAAATCGTTGGACTGGATACAACTATTGACTGGAAAAATACAGGAGACAACTCCTATGACGGAGAGAAGCTTGCATTACTTGTACACGATGAAGCAGGTAAGTGGGAAAAGCCAGAAAACATATTAAACAATTGGCGAGTTACAAAAACAACATTAAGATTAGGTAGTAGGGTTATAGGTAAATGTATGATGGGATCAACATCAAATGCTTTAGATAAAGGAGGTAGAAACTACAAAAAATTATACGATGACTCAAACGTTAGTAAAAGAAACCGCAATGGACAGACTCGCTCAGGATTATATAGCTTGTTTATACCTATGGAATGGAACTACGAAGGATACATTGATACTTATGGATACCCTGTCTTTGACACTCCAAAATCCAAAACTAAAGGCGTTGATGGTCAAGCGATTGAAATTGGGGTCATCGAGCATTGGGAGAATGAAGTAGAAGGTCTTAAGGAAGATCCTGATGGACTTAATGAATTATATAGACAATTTCCACGTACAGAGAAACACGCTTTCAGAGATGAGACTAAGCAGTCTTTATTTAATCTAACTAAAATCTATGAACAAATAGATCATAATGAAGATTTAAAACACTCAGGTGTGGTTACTCAAGGTAATTTTCAATGGAAAGATGGGATTAAAGATACAAGCGTAATGTTTGTTCCTACTAAACAAGGTAGGTTTTATGTCTCATGGGTACCAAACATTAATCAACAGAATAAAGTTCTTATTAAGAACGGTTCTAAATATCCTGGTAATGAACACATGGGAGCTTTTGGATGTGATAGTTATGATATATCAGGAACAGTTGATGGGAGAGGTTCTAAAGGATCGTTACACGGTTTAACTAAGTTTAGTATGGAAGATGCTCCTGCAAATTTAATATTTTTAGAATACATATCAAGACCTCCAACTGCAGAGATCTTCTTTGAAGATGTATTGATGGCTTGTATATTTTATGGTATGCCAATATTAGCTGAAAATAATAAACCAAGATTACTGTATCATTTTAAAAGAAGAGGTTATAGAGGTTACTCTATGAATAGACCTGATAAAACAATGCATAAACTATCTGTTACTGAAAAAGAAATAGGTGGTATACCAAATTCAAGTGAAGATATAAAACAAGCCCATGCTGCTGCAATTGAAGCTTACATAGAAAATTTTATAGGTTTTAATAATGAACAATACGGAACTATGTATTTTCAAAGAACGTTAGAAGACTGGGCGGCTTTTAATATAAACGATAGAACGAAGCATGATGCCTCAATTAGTTCGGGGTTAGCAATCATGGCTTGCAATAAAAATAAATATAGACCTGTTGCCGAAGTTATAAAAGAACCAGTGAATTTAACTTTTTCTAAATATGATAATAAAGGCGGTACATCAAAAATAATTAATAGATGAAATTAAACACTGGTATTAATAGTGCATTTCCAAGTCAGATGGTATCTGAAGAGGAAAAGAAAACTGAAGAATATGGTTTGTTAGTTGGACAAGCTATTGAATATGAGTGGTTTAGAGGAGGAAGAGTAAATGGAAGTAGATGGAATACGGGTTATCAAAATTTTCATAATTTAAGATTATACGCTCGCGGTGAACAGAATGTACAAAAATATAAAGATGAATTATCTATTAATGGTGATTTATCTTATTTAAATTTAGACTGGAAGCCAGTACCTATTATACCTAAATTTGTAGATATAGTAGTAAATGGTATAGCAGCTAAAAGTTATGACATAAAAGCTTTTGCACAAGATCCTGTTTCAGTGAAAACAAGAACAGATTATGCAAACTCTTTAATGTCAGACATGATAAACAAAGACTATTTAAATACATTTAGTTCTGAGTTAGGTATGAAGGTTGGGGCTAGTGATAAGGATACTAGTGAACTACCTAATAATGTTAAAGAATTAGAAGTTTATATGCAACTAGACTACAAGCAGTCTGTAGAAATTGCTGAAGAAGAAGCTATAAACACTATACTATCTTTAAATAAATATAATTTAACTAAAAAAAGAATTATTGAAGACATAACTACTATTGGTATTGGTGCAACAAAAACTTCTTTTAATAAAGCTAATGGTGTGGTTGTTGACTATGTAGATCCTGCTAATTTAGTTTATTCTTTTACTAACGATCCTAATTTTGAAGATATATATTATGTAGGCGAAATAAAGTCTATGACTATAGCTGAAATAAAGAAAAGATTTCCTAATCTTACTGATAAGGAAATGGAGATGATGGTTAGATACCCAGGTCGTGATGGTTACATAGCTAATCCAAACTATGACAATGATATGGTTCAAATATTGTTTTTTGAATATAAAACATTTATTGACCAGGTATTTAAAATAAAAAAGACTGAAAATGGATTAGAAAAAACTTTACAAAAACCAGATACATTTAATCCACCTGAAAGTGATAACTTTGAAAGAGTATCAAGAAGTATAGAAGTTTTATTTAGTGGTGCTAAAGTAATGGGTGTTCCTCAAATGCTTGAGTGGGAACTTGGAGAAAATATGACAAGACCTAATGCTGATATAACTAAAGTATATATGAATTATAATATATGTGCTCCAAACTTGTATCAAGGACGTATAGAATCTTTAGTCAGTAGATGCACTAGTTTTGCAGACATGATACAAATTACATCTTTAAAATTACAACAAGTAATTCAAAGAGTTGTTCCAGATGGTGTTTTTGTTGATGTTGATGGTTTGGCTGAAGTTGATTTAGGTAATGGAACAAACTACAATCCACAAGAAGCTTTAAACATGTACTTTCAAACTGGTAGTATAGTTGGTAGAAGCTTAACACAAGATGGTGATCCTAATAGAGGTAAAATACCTATACAAGAGTTGCAATCTTCTAGTGCTAATGGTAAAATACAGTCTTTAATTAATACTTATCAGTATTACTTACAGATGATAAGAGATGTAACAGGTCTTAATGAAGCTAGAGATGGTGGACAACAAGATCCTAACGCTTTAGTTGGGTTGCAAAAAATGGCAGCAAACGCTTCAAATATAGCTACTAAACATATATTAGATGCTGGTTTATATCTTACACTTAGAAATTGTGAAAACATTTCATTAAGAATTGCTGATATGCTAAATTTTGAATTAACTAATGAAGCTTTAGTTAAATCTTTAAATCATTTTAATGTTGCAACGTTAGATGAAATAAAAGATATAGCCTTACATGATTTTGGTATATTTTTAGAACTGGAACCTGAAGATGAAGACAAAGCAATGCTTGAACAAAACATTCAGGTAGCTTTGCAACAAAATCAAATATATCTTGAAGATGCAATAGATATAAGAGAAATTAAAAATTTAAAGCTAGCTAATCAAGTTTTAAAATTTAGAAGAATAAAAAAACAAGAGGCAGAGCAGGCTATGCAAAAACAACAAATGCAAGATCAAGCTCAAGCAAATTCACAAGCTGCTGAACAAGCTGCTATGAATGAAGTGCAAAAACAACAAGCACTTGCTCAAACAGAGATACAAATAGAACAAGCTAAGTCTCAGTTTGAAATACAAAGAATGGAACAAGAAGCTATAATTAAAAAACAATTAATGGCTGAAGAGTTTCAATATCAATTACAACTTGCTCAAATGCAAGGTCAAGAAAAACAAAAAAAGGAAGCTGAAATTGAAGATCGAAAAGATAAACGAACTAAAATACAGGCAACACAACAATCAAAGATGATTGAACAGCGTCAAAATGATTTATTACCTACAGATTTTGAATCTTCTGGTAATGATAGCATGGGCGGAATTGGGCTAGAGCAATTTGCTCCTCAATAAACAATTTTATTAATTTTATATTATTTTATTATGTCAACAGAAGTGAAACAAGAAGGGTCTTTTAAGATTAAATCTAAAAAACCAAAACAATTAACAAAAAGTGATGAACCTATAAAAATAGATTTATCTAAACCTAAAACAGAACCAGATGCCATTCCAGTCGGAGAAACAAAGAAAGTGGTTGTGGGCGAACAAACCGGAGATAGCCCTAAAGTGGACGAACGAGTACCAGAGCCCAGCCCGGTTTCTGAAATTAAAGAAGAAGAAAGTAAACCTATTGAAGAAAAAATAGAAGAAGAAATACAAGAAATAGGTGAAAAAATAGAACAAAAAGTTATTGCTCCTACTCCAGAAGAAGTAAGAGAAGTAGCTAAGCTACCAGAAAACATTGAAAAAGTTGTAGACTTTATGAAAGAAACTGGTGGCACGTTAGAAGATTATGTTAGATTAAATGCTGACTATTCTAATGTAGATAATGATACTTTATTAAGAGAGTATTACAAACAAGCTAAGTCACACTTAGATTCAGAAGAAATCAACTTCATGATTGAAGATAATTTTTCTTATGATGAAGAGGTGGATGAAGAGCGTGAGGTTCGTCAAAAGAAACTTGCGTATAAAGAAGAGGTTGCAAAAGCTTCAAAGCATTTAGAAGGTTTAAAAAGTAAATATTACGAGGAAATCAAGTTGAGACCTGGTACTACTAAAGACCAACAAAAAGCTGTGGACTTTTTCAATCGATACAATGAAGATCAAAACATTGCTAAAGAGCGTCGAAGTGATTTTGAGTCTGATACTAAAGAATATTTTTCTAATGATTTCAAAGGTTTTGATATCGATTTAGGAGAGAAAAAATTTAGATATGGGATTAAAAATCCAACTGATGTTGCTGTTAAACAATCTGATTTTTCCAATACACTTAAGAGGTTCTTAGATGACAATGGAAAAGTAAAAGATGTTAAAGGCTATCACAAAGCTATGTATGCTGCTGACAACGTTGACTCAATTGCAAAACATTTTTATGAGCAAGGTAAATCCGATGCTACTAAAGATCTGGTTGCACAATCCAAAAATGTAAAAGGCCAAATTAGAGAAAGTTCTAGTGGAGAAGCTTTTCTTGGAGGGATAAAAGTTAAAGCAATAAGCGGTCTTGATTCTTCTAAATTGAAGATTAAAACAAGAAAATTTAACTAAAAACAAAACAATTAATTATTATGGGACAAATAACTCCTGTGTTTGGAAGCGTAGTACCTTCCCAACAACAACAATTACTAGCTGGGAATTACCTAGCATTTAATGGTGGTGCGAATGATTTCATTCAGCAGTACTTACCTGAGGTTTACGAAGCTGAGGTAGAAAGATACGGAAATAGAACTTTAAACGGTTTCTTACGTATGGTTGGCGCTGAAATGCCAATGACATCTGATCAAGTTATCTGGTCAGAACAAAATAGATTACACATATCATATACAAACGTTGCATGTCCACAAGGTGGTGGTGCTCTTAACTTTATTCTAAACGTTCCGACGTTGAATCAAGGACTTGGAGCAACTGCTATACAGAATGCAGTATTTCCTAATGACACGATCGTTGTTATGGATCCTGCAACTGGAGTTACTGTAAAAGCTGTTGTTGGTGCAATTGCAAATGGAGCTGGAACAACTACTAACATTGTTGCTTATCCATTCTCTATTGCAGATTTTACTGCTGCTAGTGGTGGTTTCCCTGTATCAGGTGTTGGTGCTGGAACACTTAAGTTGTTCGTATATGGTTCTTTATTTGCTAAAGGAACTGTTGGAGCTACTAACGCTGCAGGTACAGCTGGTTCTTTCAAGTCTATTACTCCTCAGTTTACACAATTTGCTAATCAACCAATTATCATAAAAGATTCATTTGAAATAAATGGTTCTGATATGGCTCAAATCGGTTGGGTAGAAGTTGCAACTGAAGATGGTACATCAGGATACTTATGGTATCTAAAAGCTGAATCTGAAACAAGATTACGTTTTGATGACTATTTAGAAATGGCAATGGTTGAAGGTGAATTAGCTGCTGCTGGTTCTGGTTTCGTTGCTCAATCAGCTTTAGTACCAGGCTTTACTGCTGCTGGTGGTGCTTCTGTTGCTCATGGTACTCAAGGTCTTTTTGCTGCTATTCAAGCAAGAGGTAATGTAATGGGTGGATTCTCTGGAGGTACAGGTATTTCTGATTTCGATCAAGTACTTAAAAATCTTGATACTCAAGGAGCTATCGAAGAAAACATGCTTTTCTTAAATAGATCTTTGGATTTAGATTTTGATGATATGCTAGGGCAAATCTCTGCTGGACAAGCTGGAGGTACTGCTTATGGTTTATTTGAAAACTCTGAGGATATGGCACTTAACCTAGGTTTTTCTGGTTTCAGAAGAGGTTCTTATGACTTCTACAAAACTAGCTGGAAATACTTAAATGACGCTTCTACAAGAGGTGCTGTTGCGGTAAGTGGAATTGAAGGTGTATTAATACCTGCTGGAACTTCAACTGTGTATGACCAACAACTTGGTACTAACATAAGAAGACCATTCTTGCACGTTAGATATAGAGCTTCTCAAACTGAAGACAGACGATACAAAAACTGGATCACAGGATCTGCTGGTGGTGCTTACACTACTGCGTTAGATGCTATGCAAGTTAACTGGTTGTCTGAAAGATGTTTAGTTACTCAAGCTGCGAATAATTTCGTATTATTCCAAAACTAAGATTGCTTTAAAGTTTATCCCTGTCTTATTGGCAGGGATACTCTTTATTTTTATTAATTATATTATATTATATCATGTCAAAAACAAAAGAAATACAAGCCCCTAAATGGGAGATTAAAGATAGAAGATACTATCTAATGGGTAACAAAGAACCCTTAACATATACATTAGGATCAAAAAACACACCAAGATACTCAATGCTATGGTTTGATGAAAAGAAAAACGAGCAAAGAGAATTAAGATATGCAACTAATCAAAACTCGCCATTTGTTGATGAACAAAAAGGAGAGGTAACATTAGGTCACATTATTTTTGAAGAAGGTGTTTTATCTGTTCCTAAAGAAAAACAACAATTACAAAAACTACTTTCATTATATCACCCTAGAAAAGGAAAAGTATATACTGAATTTCAAAAAGAAGTTATTGCGGAAGATGAACTAGATGATATCAATTTAGAAATAGAAGCTTTAGTTGCTGCTCAACAAATGGATATTGATCATGCTGAGGCAGTATTAAGAGTTGAAATGGGATCTCAAGTAGGCTCATTAAGTTCTAAAGAACTTAGAAGAGATTTACTTATTATGGCTAAGAAAAACCCAGATGCTTTTTTGTCTATAGCTGAAGATGAAAATGTTGGATTAAGAAACGTTGGAATTGTAGCTGTAGAAAAAGGTATCATAAAACTTTCTCAAGATCAAAGAGACTTCTTATGGGGAACTAATGATAGAAAATTAATGACTATACCATTTGATGAAAATCCATATTCAGCATTAGCCTCGTGGTTTAAAACTGATGAAGGTGTAGAAGTTTACAAAACAATTAATAAAAAGCTACAATAACATGTAACTATAATTATAGTGATGGGTCACTTTATTGTGGCCCAATCATTATTCACTAAAATACTAAAATGGCAATAAACGTAAATACTGTATATCAAACCGTTTTATTAATACTTAATAAAGAACAAAGGGGTTATATGACGCCTTTAGAGTTTAATAAAATAGGTGCTCAAGTCCAACTAGAGGTATTTGAAAGATATTTTGAAGATTTGAATCAACAGATGCGTGTTCCACAAACAAATACAGATTATGCTGACAGAGTGCTTAATCTTGATGAAAAAATCTCTATATTTAAAACAACAGGTATTCCTACCTATACAGCCCCTTCTTTTTCTTTACCTACTGAATCCGGGCTTGCTCAAGTTTCTGAAAGCTTTACAGCTGTTGCTGGGCAACAAGCTTATACATTTACAACAATCACATCTAACCAACTTACAGGCGGAACAGTTCAAGTTTATTTTGACGGTG